TGAAAAAGTCACCAGCCCACAGGCAGAGGGTGTCGCTAGAATGGTTGAGCAGGGCCAGATCAGCCCTGAGCAAGCCGACAAGTACACGAACACCATTAAGGCATACAAGCTGTTCAGGACAAAGGGCGGCAACACTGATGAGTTGTTCCCGTTATTCGTAAACGCTAACAAGCCGGTAAGGATGGGCGAATGGAACCCGGCAGAGTCTGGATCATTAACCGACGCTGGCAAGGTTAAGTCGAGCATTGGCCCGTTGGCTTATCGACCAGGTTGGCACGCAGGAGACGCGCCAGTTGCTACTCATATTGGCGGCAAATCTGATAGCTCATTAAAGGCTCCAGATTATCGTCCAGCAGACCAAGTATGGGCCGAGGTCGAGATGCCAGCAGATGTCGATTGGCAGTCTGTTGCAGGCTCTCGAATGGAGTACAGCAAGGCAGGCAAGCCGATACCGAGAACGGCGCAAATAACCGACCAGATACCAGAAGGTGGCTATTACCGATACAAAACCAATCCCAACATGACCGGCGATTGGTTGATTGCAGGGGACATGAAGGTCAACAGGGTTCTAACCCCAAGCGAGGTCTATCAGATAAACGCTGAACGTGGCGTTCATGATCTGCCGCCAGTTGATGAGAACGGAAAAATGCTGTGGTCTTTGGCTTTAGGATCTGGGCTGACGGCTGCCGGGATAGCGCCAGAAGAGGCGCAAGCTGGCTTCCTCACAACACCGGCCAACTTAATTCGGATAGGCATGCTAAAGCCGCAAAGCGCGCAGAACCCTAGCGCGGTCAAGTCGGCAATGACCAAGTACGACAAAGCGATGCGCGATAATAAAGCCTTCCGCTTTCGCGAAAAAATACGAGCTGATGTAGAAAACCAAACACAATCAATCGATATCGGTGAGCGCAACATCCTTGATTTTTCTGACCTTGTTGGCAAGGTCGGTGTTCCTGTTGCTGGCGACACAAGTATTACTGGCAAGATATTACAAACTATTGGCGGTCAAAATTTAGATATGCCAGTAGGAGTGGAGGGCGGAAGTAACTTTGGTTTGCGTTACGCCGACCAGGGCTTTGGCTGGGCATCAATGGAAGATGCCGCAAAGAAAAAGCAAAAAAACTTTGCGCTTGCCGCTGAGCAAACTAACGGTATGCAGCCTGTCGGGATTTTTAATGCTATGGGCAGAGAGGCAGTAAATTTTAGCACGCCGCCTGCCGAGACTATGTTGCAACAAGCTCGCGCACTGCCAATCAAGAAAAGCGATATAAAAGCGTTTGACGATGAGCTGCGCAAATCGAGGCCTGATTGGGTTGGCCTTAATCACCCCGGCGCAATGGATCAAATTATGGGTCGCGGTGAATACCCACAGAAAGGCGCTGGCAAGTTGAGGTCTGAGTTTGTTCAAGAAATGTCGAAAGCTCGACATCGTGACGTTGGTTTTCCGATTAAAGAAGACGTGCATTCTGAAATTCTACAGCCGGAAATAGCTGACTTACCGATTGGCAGTTCAGGTTTCAGTATGTTTGATGCGCAGCCTGGCGCAAGTGTCATTAGCGGATCTCCGCATCAGTCTTACGACACAATCATTCCGGGTGAATATATAGGCGGACTCGATGAAAGCGTACCTGCTCGCGTTATGTTCCCAAAGACGTTTGCTGATTTAGACCAGAGAATTAACAAAGCCGGCAAGCCATTTACTGAGCAGCAAAAAACTGGCTCGTTAGTTATGGACCCTAAGCTATATGAGGTTTTTGACGATCAGTGGGCGGACGGCATGTACCAGTATCTGCGAGGCGCTGGCAACAAACAAAAAGGCGCCGCAAGCCCCGCAGCCCTAGCAGCAACCGCAGCAACTGGCGCCGGGCTTCTCGGCGCCAGCCAACTCATGCAGCCACAAGGTGGCATGGGCGTCAGGTCAACACCAGCAGGCCAAGACGAGCAAGCATTTATTTACGCACAACCGCCAACCGCAGCACCTAGCGGCGGATTAGTCGGTCCTGACCAGAACGACTACGGCTTAAACCTAAACAATGTTATCGGCATGGCAGACGCAGGCGTTAATGCCGCCGCCGGCATGATTGCGCCTGTTTTATCGGCGCCTGGTGCTGTCGCGAGATACGCCGCCGATCGCTATATCCCAGGCGTTAATTTTAGCGCTGACGATATGGCGAATGCGCGCAAAAACACCGAGTCGTTTTTCGACTATCAGCCAAAAACCCAGCAAGGCCAGCAATTCAGCAACCAAGGCATGCAAGCGCTCGGCGGTTTGCTTGGTCCTGTTGCTAACGCAGCAGATGACAGCTACATCATCAATGCGTTTAAGAAGGGGTTTGGCCTGCTCGATAGAAAAGAGCAGGAACTTTTAAAAGCACTTACTGACATGAGCCCGATATGAGCGATTTAGATTACGACGAAGAAGACGGCTTGCCCGATGTAGGGATGGGCGAAGAGGAGCTTGACTCAGTCGTCCGCCAGGCTATCGAAGACGCTGTTGACTTTATCGACAACACGATAAGCCCTGGGCGAGCTACCGCCGCAGAGTATTACAATGGCGAGCCTTTCGGTAATGAGCAGGAAGGGCGATCGACTGCGATGACAATGGACGTGCGTGATACCGTACAGGCTATGCTGCCAAGTTTAATGCGCATCTTCTGCGGCAGCGACCACGTTGTTGAGTACGCGCCGAATGGCCCTGAAGACCTTGAGGTTGCGAAGCAGGCAACCGATTACGTTAATTACATATTGAATCAGGACCAAGACGAAAGCTATATCTCGATAATGTATCAAACCTTCAAAGATGCCCTGGTTAAGGGCTCGGGGTTTTTAAAATATTATTGGGACGAAAGCGAGAAGGCGACATCCTACGACTTGGATGGCCTGGACGATGAGGCGCTGGCTACACTGAACTCCGACTCATCGATCGAAGTGATAAAGATCAACAGCATGGCGAGCAACGACACGTTCGATTCGCAAGCACAAGCCCCTCTCAACTTGCACAGCGTGACGGTTGTTCACCGTCAGACTGTTGGCAAAGTCAGAGTAGCGGCGGTGCCGCCCGAAGAGATTTTAGTCAGTCGCCACGCTCGCTCCTTTACTGACTCGGATCTCATCGCGCACCGTCGCTACGCTACCGTATCTGAGCTCGTTTCCATGGGTTACGACTATGACTCAGTGGTCAATTACGTCACGGACGAAGACGACTTCGAGCTGTCTAACGAAGAGGCGCGGGAGCGTTTACTCAGTGGGCAAGACAGTCGTGATTATTCGGCCGACCCATCGCTAAGGCGGGTACTGTACGTCGAGGCCTATATCAACCTGGACGTTGATGGCGATGGTGTCGCGGAGCTGAGAAAGATCTGCTGCATGGGGCCGAATTACGAGACGGTTAAGAACGATCCGTTCGACGACATTCCTTTTTGTCACTTCTGCCCGGACCCAGAGCCCCATGCATTTTTTGGAACATCGATCGCTGATGTTACGATGGACATACAGCGCATCAAGAGCTCTGTGCTGCGAGCAAGCCTTGACTCGTTAGCTATGTCCACCCATCCCCGGGTTGGCATTGTAGAGGGCCAGGCGAGCTTAGAAGACGTGATGAACGTCGAAGCCGGCGGCATTATTCGTATGCGATCGCCAGGCGCTGTGATCCCTTTCAACTTGCCTTATGTCGGCAAGGAAGCCTTCCCCATGATGCAGTATCTCGACGAGATGCGCGAGAATCGAACGGGGGTAAGCAAGGCTGCAGATGGCTTGGCGCCCGAGGCCTTGCAGTCAAGCACGCTGATGGCGGTGAATCAAACAATCGCGGCTGCCCAGCAGCGCACTGAGCTTATCGCTCGGCTGTTTGCTGAGAATGGCATGACGAGATTATTCAAAGGGATTCTTCGCCTAATCATTCAGCACCAAGATCGTCCGCGCATGATTCGTCTGCGGAATGACTTTGTGCAGATGTCGCCAGACGTTTGGAATGCTGATATGGACGTGGTGAGCAATGTTGCCCTGGGCCGAGGCGGCGATCAGGAGCGAATGGGTATGCTCCAGCAAATATCGCAAAAGCAAGAAATGATTATGCAGCAAATGGGGCCAGATAATCCATTGGTCAATGCGCAGAACTATTATTCGACGATGACCGCGATGCTTGAGCTTGCAGGCTTTAAAGACATCAATCGATTCTTTTCTGATCCTGCGCAGTACCAGGCACCACCTCCACAAGAGCCACCACCTGATCCGAATCAGGCCTTGATCGAAGTGCAGATGCAATCGATTCAGGCTGACATCCAGAAGAAGCAGGCAGAGCTTGAGCTCGATCGCGAGAAGATGATTCGCGAGGACGATCGACGGCGTGATCGTGATGAGGCGGACGTGCTGCTAAAAGCAGCAGAGCTTACCGCACGTTACGGCGCCCAGGTCGATGTCGCTCAAATCAGGTCAAACACGGAGCGAGACAGAGAATTAATGAGGCAAATGGCGAGCGTGAATAATGGGCAAAACAGACCACCAATATCTTGAAAATCTTCAGCGAATGTTCGACGAGCCGGACTTCGCGGAGATGGTTGGCAGGGTAAAGCTAGAACTTTTTGATCAGTGGCAGCGTGAGCGGAAACTCGATAATCGAGAGAAGATTCACGCAAAAATGGAAGCAATCGACCACCTGGTAGGTGCCATGAGATCGGCCGCAGACTCGATTGCTTTCGATAAAAAAAGGAGCAGGTAATTTATGAGTGATAGAATAGAAGGTGAAGACGGCGCTACATATGGCCTGTCTGATGCGCAAAGTGCAATAGCAGATTTTCTCGCACCCCAAGAGGACAATGCGGGGCGTTTGCAAGAGCAAGTTGACGAGTCCGATGAGGGCGAGGCTGACTTTGACGAGGATGAGTATGCGGAAGACGCGCTCGAATCAGACGAAGAAGAAGCCGAACTGGATGACGATGAATACGAGTCGGAAGAAGAAGACTCCGGCCCCGCTGAGACTTTCACTGTAAAGGTAAATGGTGAAGAAGTATCGGTCGGGTTAGATGAACTTTTGGGCGGCTACTCACGTCAGGCAGATTACACGCGTAAATCGCAAGCATTATCGGAGGAGCGAAAAAGCTTCGAGCAAGACCGTGATGCGATAAATTTAGAGCGGCAGCAATATTCGCAATTATTGGGAGCGCTGCAGAATCAGTTAAGTGGAATGGATGAGCAGGCACCGGACTTCGATCGGATGTATGACGAAGATCCAATAGAGGCGGCTCGTTTAGAACGACAATGGACTAAGCAGCAAAAAAGCAAGCATGAAAAACTGCAGGCTATACATCTGGAGCAACAGCGGGTATCGCAAGCTAACCAGCAGTATCAGACCGAGCAGATTCAGCAAGTTTTAGCGCAAGAGGTGGCGATGCTACCTGACGTGATACCAGAGTGGCGGAACGAAGAGTTAGCCGCTCGGGAGCGCGAAGAGCTGCGAGCGTATCTGATCGAATCGGGCGTGGCGGAAGAAGAGCTGCAAGCGTTGGTCAGAGCTAACCATATTAAAGTTTTGCGCAAAGCCATGCTCTACGATAAAGGTCAGAGCAGGATCAGGAAGGCCGCTAAAGAGGGTCGTTCCAGCAAGACGGTTAGGCCAGGCAGTCGTAATGGGCAAGTTGCGCCCAGTTCACGAAAACAGAAAAACGCTCGTCAACGTCTTGCAAACAGCGGCCGAGTCGCAGATGCGGCAGGCCTTATTGAATCCATGTTATAAGGGCAATCAGACATGACTATCGTTACAAATACTTTTACTCGCTACGCCGCCAAAGGCATTCGCGAAGACTTGGCAAATGTTATCTTCAACATTTCGCCCCAAACCACTCCTTTTGTCAGCAACATGACCAAGCGTCGTTCTGTTAAGAATACGTTTTTTGAATGGCAAACAGACTCCCTCGCCGCCGCAGCAGCTAATGCTCAGATCGATGGCGATGACCTGTCTGGCTTTACCGCTGTTACGCCAACGGCTCGTCTCGGTAACTATACACAGATCTCTCGTAAAGACTTTGTCATCGCTGACAACCTTAGCGGCGCTCTGGATTTAGCTGGTCGTCGAAGCGAGATCGCTTATCAACTGGCTCGAAAGGGCGATGAGCTCAAGCGCGATATGGAGTTCAATCTTTGTGGCGTGAACCAGGCTGGTGTTGCTGGTAGCACATCCACTGCTCGCAAGACAGCTTCCTTGTCTGCATTCCTGCGCACCAATACGTCTCGCGGCGCTACTGGTACTGACCCCACCGTAAGCAATGGCGTCGTTAATACGGCAGCCGGCGACGGTACGCAAAGACCAATGACCGAGGCCTTGTTGAAGGGTGTTCTGCAGAGCGTTTGGGCAGAGGGCGGTGAGCCTAAGATGTGCATGGTTGGACCGCACGTTAAGACTGTGATCTCTGGCTTTGCTGGTATCGCGGCTCAGCGTTACATGGCGCCGTCAGATTCCCCTACCACCATCATTGGTGCGGCTGACGTTTACTTGTCTGACTTCGGTTCTGTGCAGATTGTTCCTTCTCGTTTTTCACGATCACGCGATGCTTACATCATCGATCCAGATCTGTGCGAGTTGGCTACGCTTCGTCCGATCCAGAGCGAAGAGCTTGCGAAGACGGGAGACGCTAGTAAGTACATGCTTCTGGCCGAGTACGGCTTGCAAGTTAACCAAGAAGCTGGCCTGGGCGTTATCGCTGACTTGGCCGATAGTTAATAGGTGAAAAATGGAAGATCGACGCACACTGAACTTTGATAGCGACGCGCTTATTCGCACTGACTTCGGTTATGAGACAGGGGATACGCTGAACGATGACACAATTGTCATCAGCGAAACCCAGGACATAACTGCGATCATCGAGGCGAATAAGCGCAGCGCCAATGCAATTGATCGTCATCAAAAGCATGGCGAGTGGAGTAAGGTGGCGTCGATTCCATTAAGCATTTATTACGATTTAAAACGGCAGGGCATCGTTGATGACCCTGTCCGTTTAAAGCGCTGGTTAAATGACAGCGACAACAAATACTTCCGAACTCGAGGTGGTGTCGTTTAAGTGGCAATAGCTAATTATTCAGACTTGCAAAGTAGCATTGCTGGGTGGCTCAATCGAGACGACCTAACAGGCGCTATTCAGGATTTTATATTTCTTGCTGAAGCAGATTTTGCGCGAACCATTCGCCATCGATTTATGGTGAAGCGATCTGACGCGACGCTCGATAGTGAGTACAGCGCCACGCCTAGTGATTGGGTCCAGAGCGTTCAGCTCATGCTCAAAACGAACCCAGCACAATCGCTTGAGTATGTGACTAACGAGGCGATGAATGATTTGAAGGGCGCAGGAAGCGCCGCCGGCAGGCCATTATTTTACACGCATGTCGGCACCGAGATTCAAACGTACCCGGCACCAGACGGTGATGGCTATACGGGCGAGCTCGTTTACTACGCAAAGATTCCGAACCTGTCAGACACCGAGCCTACCAATTGGCTTTTAACGTTGGCGCCGGATATTTATCTATATGGCGCGTTAATTCAATCGGCGCCGTATCTGCGTGATGATGAAAGGCTTGGCGTCTGGGCAAGCATGTACCAAAGAAAGATCGAAGACATGGTTGTTAGTGATCAACGAACTCGCGGCCAGACCAGTGTAAGAATGAGAACGAGGGCTTTACAGTAATGGCATTCACCGATTATTTAGAAACAAAGCTTCTAGCTCACACCTTCTCGGCCACGGCCTACACGTCCCCAACGACTGTGTATGTCGCGCTGTATACGGTTGCGCCCACTGACTCGACTACAGGTACTGAGGTCACTGGCGGCGATTACGTTAGAAAGGCAGCAGCATTTACGACCACCGGGAACGAGGCGACTAATAGCGCTGCTATTGAGTACCCGACCGCAACAGCCGATTACGGTACTGTGGTTGCGGTTGCGGTGCTTGACGCATCGAGTGGTGGCAACATGCTGGCATTTGCAAGCCTGGCAGTGAGCAAGACCATATCGACCGGGGATGTTTTGCGCATACCGGCTGGTGACTTGGATATAACGCTCGACTGATGAGCGAGCCAACAGGATTTGGATATGGGAGCTGGGGTGCCGGCAGATGGGGCGAATGGTCTTATGACGACGTCGCTGCAACCATTACCGCGTCTTCGGGTTCCGGCTCGGCTGGTATTCGTGTCCAGCAGGTCTCAGCTACCGCGAGCCAGATCTCTGTCGTTAGCGTCTCAGGACAAAGAATCAGAACCGCCGCAGC